ATAAAACCCTAAAACAAGCAGCATAATTTTCTACTTGAATCTTGTACTAAGTTTGGGGTATTTACAAAATCAGGCTGCTTATTCTCATGCTTTTGTTCTACATTCTCTTTTGGCTTTGGCTGTATATATCCTCTGATGTATGACACCGCATAAAATAACGATATGATTAATATAAACAATGCAAATGTGAAAACATAGAACCATCTTGACCGTCCTACACTAATCTTTGTATGTTCTTCAGAGCTCTTGTAGACACCCATCGCCGCTTTATCAAGTGTATATATGCTAACCAAACCATCTTTTATATCACTTTTTGCCTCGGGATTAGCTGTTCTTTGCCACTCAATAATTCGCCTTACACCTAACTGTGTTTTACTGATATGTTTATGGTTTCCAACTAAAGCACGCAAATTTGCGTCGATCAATTGCGGATGCTGAGTCAGAATAAAAAAATCAATGCCGGAATGACGATGCGTCTCTAGTTCAGCTACGAATTCTGGTACTTTTGAACCTGATGGCCGTGTTCTGAATACACGCTGTGCTTCATCTATCACAAGTACTGCTCCAACTGGCGCCCATTTGTACCACGTTTGCATACTTTCACCGTCTGGCACTTGCTGATAATCAATCTTAGACTCATCAATGCCAGATATACCATCAATATACAGAGGTCTACCCTTTAATTCTTTACTGTTTAGTAGTAAAGACATCATATATAGAGTCTTTCCCGCACCGGGAACACCTGTAATCAACGTAATCATTTTGCTGAGATTCCCGCAGCAAGCTTGGATATACTTTTAAAGGTGGCCAAAAAGGTAAAAGCACCAAAAATCCAGTTCAATGCAACACCTGCACCTGCTATATAAATCAGATTCAGAGCATTAACCGGAAAATTACTGAACTGCTGATTTAACCAATCTATAAAATATTTCTGCATAATATTTAGCCCACTAAGGGAAATAAAAGACAGCCCCAGACTGGCCATTATTTTCCCTGCTGATGTCATTAATACGCTGGTTAGAACTGATGATAATGTGGCCATATCAATTTCCCTTTAACGCACCGTACACGATAAACATCGCTACAACCATAGCACAGGCAATGACTATGGGGCGTATTCTCCGCATGGTTTCACATGCATAGTTGTAACTAACCTCATAATGATTACCAAGTAAATTGAGCTGCTCTGGGGCTGGGCAGGTTCCATCTGCACTAAAGGCTGTTAGCGGTTTAAAACTCAAATCAACGCTTTGCTCTGGTATTGATAAATCCTCATATGAGTCAACACCTGCTGGCATACAAGCTATTGCATTAGGATAAAGACTACAGAATTCGTTTTTGTCTAAATTGGTGGAGTTATTGGAATTAGCAGAATTTGAATCAGTTGGTTTACTAGGAGCAGAAGAGCCAATTGGTGATCGATCTGGAGCCAATGAGCTATGCGGTGGCAAATCTGGACGTAAGATTGTAGAGGCACTTACATTACCGTTTGTATCCACTGAAAACTGCGTTTGCTGAGCCTGATCAGAACCAGCAGGTGTATATGGTGCTGTTTCAAATACTTGTGGACTGTCTGCTGTTGTCGTTGTATTACTGGCATTCAATAAACCCTGCTGACATAAATAATCTACTAATTCACTTAATGCTGCTGTATTTTTATTTAATGCGCTTGTATTATCCTGCAATTGCTTGTTGAATGCGTCGCGAATATCTGCCTCTGTAGGCAAAAAGTCATTTATATTTGGCTTAGGAACTGAATCAAATATTTCTTTACTATTACCCTCAACATAGTGGACTTCAGCAATGTCTGCAGTCCCTTCTTCATACCCAAACGAACCCACTACAGCAGAATCACGTGCACGAAAAATGACATAAGTAAAATCAGGTCGATTACCACCAGCACTACCTAAGTGCTAACATATCATAACTGGCCAATACAATTGAACCGTTATATGTTACATAATAGGTTCTTGTTCTTGCATCATTAGGCTTACTAGGATCATATTTAGGTCGTGCTAAAGCTTTTTTGGCAGCCTTATTTGCCTTATTTGAAAAAGCATCATCAAGTATTTTATTGACAGTATCGGGCCAACCTCCAGATACAGCATTAGCAAACGCTTGACCTGCTATTGCTGCTGCACCCATATAATCACCTGCATTGAGTTTAGTACCCATACCATGCGATTCCGCATACTTAGCTGCTTCACCTGCCATTTGGGCTGCATATGCTGCTCCTACGCCTTTAGCTACAGCTCCAATCGGTATTTTTGTAGTAGATGGCACTTTACCCTGTGCTTTGGCTCCATATGCATCTGTTGCGTTTACTTTTGTTGCATTATTAGATGTTAATGTCCCATTACCATTATTTTTATATTGTGCTCTAGCTTCATAATGTTGCTTGAATCTATCCATATCACCAATGCTAATGTGACCTTTCTTATCAATATTAACAGTTGCTTCCGACAATGCACGCTCTGCAGGTGTACCACAAAAAACATTTGCGCAAGGGCGTGGGGGCGGTGGTGGTGGCATATCAACTGATAATGCTATCTGAGGAACCAGAACAATAGAAAAAAAACAAACGCAGGTAGTAGCCCAAGCATGAAGTTTATTTCTGGCAATAAACCAATTAACATAACAATTCCTTTTTATCATCATTATGCCCTATAGCTAAAATGAACAATATTAATCTTCATCATCGTGGCTATTTATTTTGCCTATAAATTTATAAATAAAGCTTGCACACCAAATACTAGCCAGAATCACTATTACTGCGCCTGATATATGGATACCTGTTTGGTAATATAATTCATTATCGCACTCTGGTAAGGACAAATGAATAATTTGATTATTATAAGTCCACGCATGTCCAATTTTGACAAACTGATGAAAACTACCATCTGCACTAATTGAGGGCGGTATTTGAGACATTACTACATCTGTAGCGTCTTCTTTTGTTGCATAACAGATTCTGCCAACAGCATACCCCATAACCGCCCCCTTAATTTATGCAGCCCGACCGATTAAATTCTTAATAAATACGAAGCCAGTTACAGATACTTTTAAGGAAATGGCAACCGCTGCTACTGCTGCAATACCAGCGCCTAAAGCTGTAAGGGCGGTGACAGCGGGATCCCACAAATTATCTGCGAAAGCAAAACACGGCGCTGTAATAGCTGCGAAAGCAACAATTTTAGTATTGTGTCGATTTAATAATTTCTTCATGATAAATACCTTTTTAAAATAGTCTGCGTAATCAATGATTAGCATGGCTGACTTCATGCTAATTTCATTTTGGCATGGCATTAATCGGCTTCAAGCTGATAATCTGGTTTAATGTTTGGTTGCCTTTTTTGACTTGTTGAAATTCAACGTCTACTTCAATAGGCAATTTCCCTTTTAAATGCAATA